ACTATTATTTATTACTAATTGCCAGTATATTTGTCGTAGTATTCTTCTAACAATTGATTTAGAAGTGCTAGACGAAATGCCTGCTTTGCTTTCATTTGTCTTATTGTTGCTTCCATGCTGTTTATCATTGGAAGTAACTTTGCTTCATCAGCAATAAGACTGCGTAATTTTTCTTCGCTTGTTTTTAGCCATACGTTTTCATCATTCATTTGTTCACCTATTATACAAAAGGGGAATATGTTACCATATTCCCCCAACTTTTGTATTGCTACATCAAGTTATGCTGGACCACCATTGTACATGGTTCCGTCTACAGCAATAGTCATTGGAGTGATCCAAACTGGTGCATCTGGTGCAGCAGTTGGAGCCAACTGTGTAACATATCCTTGGCCTGATGACCAATATACGTTAGCATTTGCTACGTTACTAATGTTACCATTAGTTACAGCAGCAACGTTGGAGTCATAGTTCCATACGACTAAAAACTGTACTGGAATTTTGTTCTGTGACAGACCGGCAAGTCCCTTATCGCTAGCAGTTGAAAGTACAGCGTTTGCGCCGAAATAGACTGTTGGGTCTATAACAACGTTCATGCTGATTTCGTTATCTGCAGGAGTTGGTAACTTGTTCATGTCTGGCGAACAAAAATCTACATAACTGTAGATGCCTGTACTTGCAGTGATTGTGATATCTTGTAAGCAAGTAACTGATAGCACATTTGCGCCACTAATATTACCGTTTGCTAACTGTGCGGCGTTGCCTACAGTAGTTGATAGTAACACTAATGGATGTGAACCAGTTTCGTTGACTGTTATACGTGCCATTGTGATTCTCCTTTAGTTTGTGGCAGTGATGTTGAAGTTTATTCTTTTAGCACTGATTACATATGTGCGGATCTTATTTCTAGCACCGAAAGTGATAGTATTTGTAAAATCCACCTCATGATAACCACTCCAAAAATCGCTATCGTAAGCCAATGTGTTTATTGCTTCGACTACTGCACCACCGTTAGGATCATTCTGAAAACTGACGAACATCAAATAGAATTCGTCTGTTACAGTATAGATACTACCGCATGGTTGTAATCCAAGTTTATATGGTGCTCTATTCACAGTGTTTATGCTGTTGATATACACACCATAACCAACTTGATCACCTGCACTAGGATATGTTGTGATTACATCTACTGGTGGACTCAAACGAGAACACACAGCATGTAAGTAATCATATATCTCAGTTTTTGTGACGAGTGGTAAACTCATTAGAAATACCTGCGATCATTGTTGAAGTAATCTACGTCAGCAGTCCAATTCTCTTCCAGTTTAGTCGTTGGACCATCTGGAGCATCTTGGTTGAGATCGTAGAAGTTCATGAGTTGCAATGCTTTTTGCCATTCTTTCATATATCTATTGGTAGCATGAGTATAGTTTGCTTGATCCACTTCGTTCACGTTAGAGGGGTCGGATACAATACTTTCATAAAATATCTCGACCGCCTTGAATGTGTCTAAGCGAATAAGCGTCTGATCATTCTTGATCAATAGACTAGGATTGAATGAACTAATCAGTTGTCCATTAGGAAGATTTTGATAATAGTAAGCACCGATCACGGTGTCGCAATACTTCTGCCACCAACCGAACTCCAACTGATACAATATTTCTTGGCTGCCTACTTTGAAGTAGTCATCCCAGTTTACTTGCATCTGTGCAGCACGGCGTTCGGCAGCAGGATCGTAGAAAATAATGTCTGCGACTGTTGCATTACTTACACGTTGATATGGTACTGACATATTACTAAATTCCTAATTGATTATTGCTGAAGAATGTTGATTGCACCACCACGACGAAGGTCACCAACGCCGCTACCGAAATAGCCTACGCCAGTCAACCACATCTGTAAACCCCCGGGAACCTCGCCCTGCTTTATTTGCAAGCCTTCTTTCAACACAGTGAATACTGCGCTGTCGCCGATGTAAGCACCGACTAAGCATGGGCTTGCTGATAACTGACCAAGGAATACACGATTTGTTGCTGTCAAGAAAGTAGTGAACATGACCATACAGCCATATACGCTTTCGATCTTACCAGTTGATAGCAATTCGTTACCGAGTGCAGATAGGTTTGAACCACCGCTCTGAGAAACAGCGCCGCCAGTTAGTTCGCCTAACAAACGAGTTAGAGAAGAACCGCTCTGTACTGATGCTGAAACAGTTGGTGCGTTACCATTGCTGTCAAGTACGATGACTGGGTTACCAGGCATACGAGCAATCTTGAACTGTTGCTTGACTAAGCGAACAAGTTCTAGAACGCTGTTTGCGCTGAAACCATTTGTCCAACCTGAAGTTGTTGGTGATAGACCATCTTGCAATAGTTCCATTGCGCCTAATTGTAGAACGCGAGGGAAGCCGTCTGCTGGTGTCTGTGTATAGAACACGTTACCTGGAGTTGCTTTGAATGAAAGGAAAGCAGCACAAACGCGCTGATCTACTTTTTCAGCAAAACTTTCGCCAAGTTCTGCACCGAGAGTTGCTGCTAACTGGAATGATGTAGTCCAGCCGTAGAAAATATCGAATGCAGTTGTTGCTACTGCTGGTGTTGCAGTGATTGAACCCTGTTGCAATGCTGGGTTCTGAACAACAGCGTTACCGCCGTAGATACCATATGTTCCAGAACTTGAATTAGGATTGTAATCCTGATAAGTGATTGGAGCAAAGTTTGGTACCAAGAATGTGTTACCCTGTGTTGGTGTAACTACGTTGGTCATGTTTACAAGGCCTTGTGATTCGTGCATTGCGCGTAGTGCGAAACTTGCGATTGCAGTTGTGAATCCATCGGCTTCGTTGTTAGGACCGCCTAATACGTATGCCATGTTATTTCTCCTAAATTATAATGTTGGCAATCAGAGTATTTTGCGAGACATTGCTTGCGCATGTACTTCTACAGTTGTACCTTTGAGTCCGACACGTTTACCTAGACCATTGCGTTGAGCCCATGCGTTGAACGCAGCAGGATCTTTGCTATAATCAGGTATGCCATCTTCTGGTGCACCTGCAAAATTACCGTTCTGTCTCAAACCTGAACCACCGGTTAGATTACTCTGTTTGAGTAGTTTAGGATTACCCTTCGCTACTTCACCTACTAATCCAGTGATATTGAGTGGATTACCATCTTGACCATAACGTTCTTGACCCTTAGAATTTACGATTGAATAAGTGCCATCATCATTCCATTGGATATTTGATTTTACTTTAGTCAATGCATAATCTAATAAGTCACCGTCGAAACGATCACCCATTGCTTTCATGATTTCGCTGTCTAGTTCCTTCTCGCGTAATGCTTGCTCTTTACGGGCAAGATCACTTTGTAGTTTACTAAACTGCTCATGAAGGTCATTTGTAGTGACGCGACCGTTATTTCTATTTGTTCTTTCCACTGGCTGTGCGTTGCCATCGTTTGAAGAAGTACTTGACGCAGCAGTACGAGCCACATATGCTAAGGCTGCTTCTACACTCTCAAACTGTTGCCCACTTGCATTTGATAATGCATTTAGGATGGAATGAGTAGTGCTTTTGCGAATAGCACCTGGGTTTACTTTTGCGTCTGTAGCAGTTTCTTCACCTGCTACAACTTCGGCTGTATCGTTGCCAACGAATTCATTTTTATAATCGCTCATGTTTCCTCTTAGTTGTAACGTAACTAACGAATATTATTGCATTAGCGAATTCAGTTGCCAGCAGAACTTAGCATGAACTGCTTGTCTGTCGGCAATAAAATTCGCAATGCCCTGCCTATTTGGAGTATCAGATTCAACAAATGCTTTGTCTAATAATTCCAAAATCTTTTCACCATCTTCATAAAGTTCTTTTACCATTAGCATAGCATTTGGTATTTTTTCTTGTTCCTTTATGACTGATAATTCTAAAAATCTTTTCATTGTTTGCGGAGCATATACTTCTAATGTGCGTATATGTTCAGCAGTAACATCAATGGCACCTTCCATATTTTCGTATATTTCACCGAACAAATCATGCAACTGTACAAACATTGGACCTTCTACGTTCCAATGAAATGCTTGCGCTTTTACTTTGTATACTTCTGTAGTTGCAAGTACTTCTTTTAGTGTATCTTCTAATGCCATTTTATTATCTTCCTGTATTCATGCCAGTCAATTGTACAGCGACGGCTTGCTGTGGATAATAACTTATACCTGTGTTGACGATTGGAGTACCTACGCCACCCATCAATTGTTCGTTTTCTGCTTGACCGAAACTACCTTCTGGTTCGTAATCTTCGTTGCCACTTACCTTTTCGTCATATTCTGTTTCACTATCTTCTTTTTCTTCTGCAGGTATTTGACTACCGATATCGCGTGTCATCAACATCTTATCTTGTTGTGTCAATAGTTCACGTATAGTTGGATCTTCAATTGTATTGACATATGCCTGTTCAAATTCTGGTATACTATCTTTAGGTGCAAGCATGCCAATCACTTCACGATTGACAAGTGCATCAATAATTGGATTACCTTGTACAAGTGCTTTTGCTTCACGCGCTAATGCCAATCTATAATTTGTATCTGTGGCTTCGTAATCTGTATTATATGTTACTTCGCCAGCCCAACGCATGTTCATAAAACGTGCTGCGTATGTAAAGATCATTTCTTCAGCAACTTCCATTAGTCTTGCTTTTGCTTTGGCAGTCTTGTGCAATGTCTTACGTTCTTCAATAATTGAAATGCCTGACTGTACTTGATTCTTGCTTGTACGTAATCCACCAAGACCAGTTAGTGCTTCAATCTGTTCTAAAATATCTGCTTGCTTTTTCATTACTGTGTCAACATCAGTTGTTGAAACAGGAATGGCTTCTACTTGCCCTTCGCTTGCACGAACAATCGCGCCTGCTTGCGCTGGTACTGCGATGCCTTTATCTGCGCGAATTAGTGTTTTTGCAAACTGTATTGATGTATATGCTTCACATTCTAGTTTGTAATGTTCGCGCTGTGCATCACTTGCTGCATCGATATCACTGACACCAAGATCAATTGTTCGTGGATCACGACGACCATATGCTATAAACACTGGTACGCTCATACCTGCTGGGAATTCACCTTCACCAATTACTTCTGCATCTTGATCAAGTTTGCTGCCCACACTTTGCTTAGGAACTTCATATGACTTCCAATAACTTGGGCGCGATTCATCACCAAGATGATAACACTTGACGTAAAAGTTTTCGCCATCTTCATATTCCATTACTTTGACATACTTGACGATAGGTCTGCCGCAATAATATTCCCACTCCCAATCCCAAACATTGATTGGACTTATTGCTACAGTATAAGGTCTGCCTTGATTGCCTTCTTCTGCTTTTGGCATATCGACTGCTACCCAGCAATGACCAAAGATACTTGTCAAGTCACCTACTTGTTCCATAAAACCAGTCATGTCACGATTGTTCATGTCTGCATCTAGACAAAACAAATCAGCCCATTCTGTGTTTCTTGGATCGATGTTGACACCTTCTGGTGTAGCAAACTGTAGATTACGCTTTACGCCTGGATCAAACAATACGTCATTGATCGTATCGACGATGTAACGACTTATAGGCTGCGCCACCGTATTATTGATAAGATCGATCCATAGTGCTGAATCTTCGCTTGGGCGCTTTTTGCGTACATACTGTTTGAAAGTATAGCCACCAAGATATGCGTATTGATAACCTAGCATCTGCTGATAGACAGCCTGGTACACCTGGTTCTTTTTCATCAAGTCTTTTATTTTCATCTATTGTTTTCCGGATATAGATTGTATTATGTATTTATACTTGGCATTGGCATTGCATAAACGATGTATTCTTGCAAAGTGCGGTAAGTATGTAGTACCCCCACAATGCTCACAAACTGGCCACATCATTTCTTTTTGATTCATCATATCATTGTAGGCATTGTATTTGCGTTGCAATTCATGTCTACTTTTGATATCGCCCAACTGTAAATGTTTAGGATTGACACATAGTTTGTTACCGCATTTATGTTGAACTTCAACTTTGTCACCGTATGTGATAGTTTTATAAGTTTCAATATACATGATTCTATGTGCTGTAGCCATATGTACTTCACTACTGACGCGCAACATGCCATATCCTGCATTATTTTTGCAGCCATGCCATATCCAACACTGGCTATAATCCTCTTTACCTTTGCTAGTTAGAGGTATATTTGTATACTTTTTTAGTCTATCCAATATTGGTACCGATTTACGTATTCTTTTCTTTTTCATTTGTTTAGTTCCATGTCATTTGATCATTATCTTCTTTGTCGTCGCCAAGTATTTGTTCCCAACTTGGTCCGCCTGGGTATAATGGACTATGAGGCATATGCTCAAGTCCAGGTCTTGCCATACGTGATAGTTTCTCATCCATGCCAATAAACTCAGCAAATGGTAGACTATCATGTTGTATTGGGAATAGATGATGTATACCATAACGAATACAATCACCTAAACCGTCAATATGTGCATAACGTTGTTCAGTATATTTTACCAAACGTTTACGTGAAGCATCTTCAAAATGGTATGTCTGTAATGCTTCAAGTAAAAATTTGTCATCTAGTTTTATATTCAATCCACCTCTAGCAATAAAGGCATTTGAGGTATTATCTGTATCAGTAATCAATGGATTACTCTTACGTGTGTTTACAATTGTAAAGCCATACTTTTCTAATATAATACGATCTGTTACGCCGAATGGACTTGTAGTGTCACGATTCAATTGTGTACCTGACATATCAATAATACTGTTTATGCGTCTACGTGGGAAATCTTCACGTATCGCACTTGCCATACCTTCTGTGCCACAATCTGGTATGGCATATGTTTTTAGTATTTCAATATTACCATCTTTCTCACCTGCTTTACGCACTTGCGCGACAACAGCACATTGGACTCTTTTATTGAAATCGTGAAAGGTGTATAAATCGCCACCTCTATCTATAATTTCTTTGCAATGTTTATGTCTGTCAAAAGTGTAGAAGAATTGGTCTGCTACGCTTTCCCATTGACACATATAATCTTGGTTGAATTTGAGTGGTGACAATATTCTTTTTTGTTCTTCAATATATTGTCTATTACCACTGCGCATTTGCAAATAATTATAGTGTCTAACAACGTACTTGTCACTACGTTCTAATGCAAACTTGAACAAATCATAAAGTGGACCAGTTCCATTAGGCGTCGAGATAACAATCAATCTACCAGCAGTGTCAGGTTGTCCAACACGCGGGCGCAGACGATTTGTTATTTCTTGCAGTGTATCTTGGGTATATAATGCTGCTTCATCGGCTACCCAAATGCCGACATTCAAACCACGTAAGTTTTCGCGCTGTTCTGCACTTTTACAGCGTATAAAAACTCCATTAGGGAACTTGATTGTAAGTTCACTATTGTTTATATCAATACCATCTTTGAGACCAAAGTGATTCATGCAACTTTGTTTGAGTTGTTCCCAAATCAAACTCTTGATCATTGCGCCTGTTGGTGCGCTGTAGATAATGTCTTTACCTTTATGGTAACGATTATCTGTAGCAAAAATAGGCAAAGCGATAGCAGCCAAAAATGTTTTACCACTACCAACAGGCACAATATCGATGCAATGTTTATCAGTAGTAAGCCAATCTTGTAATAATGTAGATTGCTCACCATATAATGGTATATCAATTTTTTGCTGCATTAGCCTGTTTGATTCTCTCTATAGCATTAGCCCATGTATCATCACGACTAATAACTTTAGGCAAATTAGTTTTTGCATCTACGTGAAATGGTATAGCAAGTATGTTTAGTACGCCGCCTTCACCAAATATATTTTGTTTGTTTTTATAAAAGTTATTTGGATTGTAGTTTGGACATGGGAAATAATACAATGTATATCCTAAGCCAGTCAGCATGTCGTAAATGCTTACTAGATCACAATGCATTGCTTCGTAAAATATAACTGGCAAATGGTTCTTGATTGTTTCACTCATGCCCTCAAATACTGGCCATTCATGACCTTCTACGTCAATCTTTATAACATGAGGTGGTTCTATTGTTTTTGTGCGTACAAGATAATCAATGTATGTCATGTCGCATAGTTGACCATCTTCTGTAATTCTGCATTCACCATAGTTACCTAACTTGCCTAACTCAAATTTTTCAATCTGCGTGACGCCAATATCATTGCTAATAGCATAATCATATAATGTTACATTCCTATCATCAAAGGTGTTGATTTCTAATAGTTTATAGTTTAGTTCATTTGGCTCGAATGCATAAACATGTTTTGCAAACTTTGCAAATGCATTAGTATGATAACCAATGTTTGCGCCAATGTCATATACTACGCAATCTTTGTGTAAAAAGTTACGTAACAAATTGATTTCTTGTTCGGTGTACTCGCCATAATACTCTAGGCTAATACCAATAATGCTATCAGTTAGAAAATGCGCAAACGCAGGGTGATAGCGTGTAGGCTTCAATCTAACATGCTTTGTAAATCCTTCTTCGTATAATTGCGTATAATTGTCTTTGTAAAAATCCTGACTATAATTAGGGACTTCCACACTTACATCTGTAAACGTTATTTCACTTGTTCTTTCCATTGACTTATTCCTCTATAGTAATTGTTTTTTCTACGTTTGTCCAATCTGGCAATTCTTTTTGCGGGAACTGAAACATTGCTTGTAATGGTTGACCACCTGTTGTATGATCAACGTCAACTTTGTCAGCAACTACTTTGCTCAATATCATTTGCTGATATTTGACTACTAGATGCTTGTCGTCTGACATACGTGCATTGTGGTAATCTTCTGCTAGTCCTACTGCAAATGGCTTGTCTTTCTTGGCTATTTCGTGCAGTATTGTCTGTGCTGATAGTTTCTGCTTTTGACCCTTCTTGCGTCCACTGCCCGGTCTCCAGCCCCCATTCTTGCCTTTTTCTGGTTTTTTCTGATTGTTGATCAGTTCGGACATATATTATTTCTCCATTACTTTTTATTAGCATATTCTATTTTGACTAGAGTATGTGTACCACAACAGCCCTGCTGCCATGCATATCCCAATTGATTGCAGCGTGATTTGACTCTATCGCGCAATTCAATATATTGTTTTAGACTCATATCACCACGACCAAATAGTCTGGCATATTCTAAAAAGTCTTTGTCATTTAGTATGCTTATATCCATACGATTTCGTAATCGTCCTCGTTATCTTCTGGGTCTAGTCCATCCCAGTATGTACCATCAACTTTATGCTTGTACTTACGTGTACCAAACACAGTCAACCATTTCTGATTCTTACGGTTCCATTGCTTGCATATCTGAGCAAATCTGTCTGATCCTAATATAAGTTGTAACTGTGTCTTGCTATCGTCTACAGTAGGATTGATGTCCCATTTGCTATGCTGTATTTCTAACATGAAACTAACAACTTGGTCTACTTCTAACTCAGTCATATATGGGCTAAGTTCAGTACACATTTTGTCGAATACGCGAATGTTGTTTGTAACAACAGGCTTATCGACCATTAGTTTTAGTGTTAGATCATCAGTGGATGATAGTTGACGTTTCTTTCTGCTCGCCTTGCCCATTTGTATTTTCCTGTGTTTTCATTTTCTTTAGATTGTCTGCTGTGATGATACTGCCTAGAAACTCATGTACAGTGCGTAGTGCTACTATCTTCATTTCTATAACATGCTTACCATCATCGTCTAGTTTCTCAAACTCTTCTTTTGGTAGTTTCATAAGTTGTTCAAGACTTGCTACGATATCGTCCATCAGTGGTTCTACACTTACCCAGCGTATACCATCTGGTCCTGTTTCTACGTGATATTTGTATTCTAGCATTGTAATACCTCAAATTGTTCAATTGCTATATGATTATAATTTGTTAGTGTATCTTTATAATCTTCATCTGTAAGTCTGTAATATTGTGTGTTAGGATACTTCTTTACAATATTGTATAATCTGTTGCGCCATTTGTCATCTTGTATGATTGGTGTCGCATGTGTTTTAGGGCTATAGTTATGTGTACCTGCATAGACATTGTTTATGCCACCATGGTTATAATCAAAGCCCATAATATAAATTACATCATAACCATGACTGCTTGCTAGTTCTACTGCGCAAGTACCGCTGTCTGGTGTTGCTGGATATGTCTTTATAAAATTGATAGGTTCACCATTACTAGCAAGTAAGTCTACGTCATTGATATGTTGTGTATACAGTTTGCACTTATGATGCACTCTAGCATTGATTATCTCTGTGACCATATGAAAGTCCATGCTAATAAGATAGTCTGGTATAAAATCACGATATAATGCATTACAACCATAAGTGGTTGACATTTGTTTTGTCGCGTTTAGATCAAACTTCAATCTACTGCGACCATTACCTATAACTGTTGCTATTTTCACTTTTTCTTTTTAGGTTCTTTATATCCGCTAGCGTGAATTGCTGCTGCTTGACGCTCTGCTTGAGCGCGTGTTGGGTATTCTTTACCACTTTCACCATACTTGTAATATGTTTTACCACCGCGTTGTATCTTATGTATTGGCATAAAATCAGTCCTCTCATTTCTTATTTATCGCGTTACAAATATATCTATGTTTATCTATTACTTCAGGATCGACTAATAATGTCTCACATAATCTACAAGCCATGCCTTTATATTGCCATACGCCTTTTATGCGCATATAGAACTTACTGAGTGGTACCTGTGGTTTTTCTGTACTAGTATCTATTTTTTGTATCTTACGCAATTGCGCTTTGTTATTGCTATTGATACCACCTATCTTGCTGACTAGATGTCTGTGAAGGTGCTTCTCGCTTTCAGGTTTTCTTGGTTTAGGTTTACGCTTGTATGGCATCGACTATTTAGATTGCCATTTACATGCTGAACAATCGTTGACGAAACTCTATCTTC